TAGTTACATTTCAATTCCCGCAACATTGGTTACATCTGCAGGAACTGGCACAACTGGTTTTGCAAATAACCATCAGTTGATTTTTGCCATTGTATCTAGCGGTTTAGTTGGCGCGACAGGCGCGACAGGAGCTACAGGCGTTTTTGGAAGCACTGGGGCCACGGGAGTTACCCCAGCAAATATTGTTCTCTCGGATATAACTGGTCTAACAGGGGCAACACAACTGACAAATCTCGTTGAAATTACTCAAACTGGATACAATTTAATCGTTACCCCAGACCCGAACACGTTGTATGTAATTGTTGGGCCATAAATAAAATGAACGATAACGCCACCAGTCACGGATTAATGGGTACGATCATATCGACCACAGGATTTATAATTTCAATGTTACCAGAAATAGAAGCGTCAATTAGAGTTGCTGGTGGGATAATCAGTATTATTGCTGGTGTCCTGACGTGCATCTACATGACCAAACAAATAATCAAAAAATGAACGCAAAACAAATAGCATTAGCAATGATACTACTATCATTTATCTTTTTGGGAATGGCATTCTTAACGGGTTGTTCAGCACTTGGACAACCAAACATTTGTGTAGAAACACAATACGGAAAGTTCTGTTATGAACTACCAGAAATCAAAGGATTACAGAAATGAAAATCATAAACACACTACTCGCAAAATTCAGCGAGAACTCGACATGGCGCGGACTCATCCTGATTGCTACGGCAGTTGGAGTTAAGATCGAACCAGAACTCCAAGAAGCAATTCTCGTCGCAGGACTAGGCATTGTTGGACTTATCAACGTGGTTCGTAAAGGTTAATGGTTCCAAACTCCAGACCGCAACAAGCGAAAGAAAAGACCCTGATGATGGTAATCAAATCAGGGATTGTGGATCGCGTTGCGTTAGTAGGCATCCGTGGGTACTACATGGATACTATGGGAGTTAAAGGAAAGAACGACCGAGGTATCTACGACGATGCGATCATACTTTTATCACCAAGCGTCCATGCTACGTTTAATGCAAACACTGATCCAACGGTATTTAAAAAAGGTATCGCGGTACTCAAAACGGGCATTCATCGCTATCGTAAGGGGAATCATGGTATCTCTAAACCCGGAGGCGGCTACCCTGCGTTGCGACCTGCTAACCCAAAAGAGGAAGTGCCTGTTACAAGAGATGGTGAAGGTGATTCTATGGGGATAGCAATCAACATTCATAAGGGTGGATACAATACGACTAGCTCGCTGGGATGCCAAACGATCTATCCTCCACAATGGGATGGGTTCATCAATTTAGTCTATTCAGAGATGAGTAGATACAACCAAAAGACAATTCCCTATCTATTAGTGGAAACGACTTGACTGAAGCTAAATTATCGTTAACGATAAAATTATGAGTAATTGCAATGAGACTATTATAGTTGCCTCTTATGCGAGGTCAGCTAAAGAATCCGCTAAGAGTGCAGCGTATTCAGCGTGTCTCGCTCAACAATCTATTGGAGCAAGCGGAGCAACTGGTGCTACGGGGGTGGGTGCAACGGGTGCAACTGGTCTTACGGGTTCTACTGGGCCATCTGGGGGGCCAACAGGAGCAACGGGAGCTACAGGCGAGGGAGCGACTGGAGCCACTGGTTTATCTGGTATCAACGGAACCACAGGAGCAACGGGTCTTCGCGGAGCTACTGGAGCTACTGGCCTTACAGGATTGCAGGGTTCTACTGGACTTCAAGGTTCTACTGGATTAGGTGCTACGGGATTAACAGGAGCTACTGGTCAACAAGGATTGATAGGGGCATCTGGAGCTACTGGGATGGTTGGCCCTCGCGGAGCAACTGGACTTACTGGTGGATTTGGTGCTACGGGTTTAGGTGCTACTGGTGCGACAGGCTTAACTGGCCCTAGTGGTGGCCCCACTGGTGCGACTGGATTAGACGGAGCTACGGGAAGTACAGGAGCTACAGGATTTACTGGCTTAGACGGCGCGACTGGTGCAAGTGGCATTATTGGACTAGACGGAGCCACGGGTGCTACTGGAACTGCTGGGTTAGACGGAGCTACTGGGGCTACTGGCGTTATTGGTTTGGACGGAGCAACTGGCGCAAGTGGATCACCGGGTGGTGCAACGGGCGCAGGGACAGACGCTATCTTCTTTCTTAACGATCTAATAGTTAATACATCCTACAGCATTCCAGTATCTAAAAACGCAGGAACATTCGGCCCAGTCACAGTAGCTAGTGGAGTTGTAGTTACAGTACCTTCTGGTAGTGTTTGGACGGTAGTATAATTTCAAAAATAATCCTTGCAATGACAACAATTAACCCTATCGTTAACGATAATCAACTATGAGTTGCGGAAATTCCAGAAGTTCTAAATGCAATCCATGCGGCCCAAGTGAGGCAGCAATGAATGCGATTGCAGATCGCGCAGCTTACTACGCCCGTATCGCAGTAGAAGCCGCAGGAGGAACAACTGGCGGCAAAGCACCAACTGGTGGAAATGCCTTTGGAGTATTCTACGAGAATGACCAAGTAATGGTAACAGACTACACTATCACAACTGACCGCAACGCAATGTCAGCAGGGCCAATCACAGTAAACTCCGGAGTCACTTTAACAGTTCCATCAGGAAGCACATATACAATCGTATGAGTCTCATCAAAGCAAACGCAGTCCAAGTTGGACAATCACCAACAGCAACGCAGAATTTTACTCTGGCAGTGCCATCGTCACCAGACGGCACGATTAAGCTGGCACGGGGCAATTCTGGAGCAACTACGCAGGATGTGATGAATGTGAGTAACGCTGGCGTTGTATCGTTTCCGCAAGGTCTTGGTAATATCAGCAACTCGACTGTGCTTTCAACTGGTAGCACAACCGCTCGTTCTTTGGCTAATCGGTTTGCTGATGTGGTCAATGTATTAGATTTCGGAGCGGTTGGCGATAATTCAACGGATGATAGTGCAGCATTCCAAGCAGCAATAAATTATTGCCAAAGCGGAGGGAACATTCAGAAAGCACTTTACATTCCAGAAGGAGCCTATGTTTTTAATTCTCGACTTATTGTAAATGGAACATTTGACATAAGATGCGATAAAACAGCGGCAATGAGATGGACATCTCAAGCTGACGCTCAATGTGGAATTCTTTTTGATTTTCAAGATAATGAAGATAGTTTGTGCAATATTGAATTACCTCAATTGTATAGTGCAGGAATTACATCTTCATTTACAATTCCCGGATATGGGCCAACAACATATACATATGATCTTAATGCGAGATATGGAAATGGAGTTCATGTTAAAGGTAGTAATAGATTAAATATTTATGTTCATTATTTAATGGGATGGCATTCTGCTATATTATTGGAGCCAACCGCAACTCGATCCGTAGAAAATATAAATGTTGAAGTAAACACAATTGATTTTTGTGTAAAAGGAATTGCAATGTATGCTTTTGCACCAACCAATGGTAAATATATTGGATCATTAGATTACAAAGCCAATACTGTTTGGGCTAAATATCCAATCTTTTTTGACTTCTTAAATACCGGAGCATTTATTGTTGCAAGTAAATTTGCAATAACTGGACAAATATTTATGAATGAAGTTGGTGCTTGTGGTATTTATGCCGCAAACATTAACAACAATCTTGACACTTGTAATTTTTATCTAAATTGGTCAGGGGGGGGATACGGAGCGGATTCAACTGTAGGAACTCCAACTACATTAATTACTCCATATCTTGGAGGCGATGGTTCTTCTAATGGACAAGTCACAGATGGATTAAGTCCTGATGTTGGATATTTCAAAGGTAAATTTTGCGAAATAACAATTGGCCCAATTATGGGAATTCCGGGTGATTCTAATTGTATTCCAAACGCAGGAAAAACAATTAGAATTAGAGATGCTGGAGAATTTAATAAAATTACAATCTTAAACCAAGATTCGATTGCAACAACTCCAATTTCAACAACAACGACTCCAAGTGAATCTTCGTATAATGGTGGAGTTGGAGGAGCGCAATATTCTAAAAAAGTTTTTTGCTCTGCAACTATTCCAGCATTATCTCCATTAACTGGAACAGTCGATCATTATATTTATTATCAAAATATAAGTTCTGCAAATTATGTTCCTGTAAAAATTTATCCAATTGATAATGGAATCCCAGATCAAGGTATTCAAATGTATGCGGCATGGGATGCTGGATCACAAAATAGGAGAATCAAATTAGGATTCAGAAATCCAAGTTCTACCAGAACAACATCTGCTGGAACATATTTCTTTTGGATAGAAGTATAATTATGAAAATCGACACAATTATGAAAATCGACACGCATCAATTTATTGCTCGCAGTTCAGATAAACGAGATACATTTCAAATTAAAGATACAGAATTTGGTCTTGATTTTATCAAGTCTCTTCGTCCTGTAGATTACATTCTTGATGTAAGAAATGATTATATTACTGAAGCTCCAGAATATCCAACGGAACCAGCATCAGAAGATCAAATCAAAGATTACGAAAAAAAATACAATGAGTGGGTTGAAAGCAGGAGTTTAACACCTATTGTTCCCAATGGAGAAAATAAACGTTCTCGTTTCCATCATGGCTTGATTGCTCAAGAAGTTAAGTCAGTTCTTGAATCTAAAGGCATTGACTTCGGTGGATTCCAAGATAGAAAAATTAAAGGTGGAGAAGATGTTCTTGGTATTGTATATGAAGAACTGATTGCTCCACTTATCAAAGCAGTTCAAGAACTATCCGCTAAAGTAGAAGCATTAGAATCTAAATAAACATGAGCGCAAACATTAAAGCATCCACAGACGGAACACAGGCAATCATCGGGGTAGGTGGCGTTGACCAGATGACTGTGAGCAACGCTGGCGTAGTGACGGCAAACAGCTTTGTAGGGGCAATGAATAGCTCCAGCGTGACGGCAACTGGATCGACTACTGCTAGGACATTGGCTAATAGGTTCGCTGATGTGGTGAATGTCAAAGATTTTGGCGCAGTTGGCAACGGGGTTGCTAACGATACTGCCGCTATTCAAGCTGCGATTGATTTTGCATATAACAATAATGGGGGTGTAGTTTATATTCCCAAAGGAACATATCTTACAAAAAGCACAATTCTTGCAAAGGATAATGTAACATTAGTTGGGGATGGTGCTGAATCTGAAATCAAATCAGCGTCTGATTCAGTATATTGGACAAACAATACTGGAATTTACGATCAAGTATTTAACGCATACATTATTATTTTAATAGCAAGTGTTTCAAATTTTTCAGTAAGAAATATTAAATTTGATTCATCTGCTGTTACCCCAAGTTCTCCAATGCCACCCGGAGGAGGTCAAAACTGGTTTAGGGCAGTAGATATTTACACATTTGTTGGAAATAATATTACGATAGATTCGTGCGAATTTATATCAGCAGGTGGGGCTACTGCTTTTCTTGATGCAAATTTTTATTATGTAACAAACAATAAAATAAAATGTCAAGCAGTAGATAGTAAGGATCATACTGATGGAATTATAGATCAATGGAGAAATAATAATAATTTTGTTATATTAAACAACACTGTTGATGGAAATAATATTGGGAAATGGGGTATATTAGTTACTGCCAATACTGGTTTTGCTCCATCAAATATGAATAATTTTAAAGTATTAAACAATACAGTAAATAATACTTATAGATCAATTCATGTAATGGGACGAGATGGAACTTGTGAGCAATTTATTGTGTGTAATAACACAACTAAAAACAGTTCCGACTTTGGAATACTTGTAACAGATTCAAAAAAATACAATTGCTCAAACAACATTATATCAAATTCATATAATTGCGGATTATACATCGCAAGAGAATATCCACAATTTAGTGGAACCGGAACTATTGCTGGAACAACGCTAACAATATCATCTGTTAATTACGGAACAATTGTTCTTGGAGGAGCTGATAATAGACTTTCTGGAACCGGAGTAACAAATACATACATACTAAGTCAATTGTCGGGAACTCCCGGTGGAATCGGAACATATCAATTATCATCATCTCAAACAATTGGCCCAGTAACTGTATATGTTGGAAATTGGTGGGTTTCAAATTCTGGATTTGAATCATGTATTGTAAATGGAAATGTTGTTTCTGATATTGGAATCTCAAATCTAGCATCAAATACATCAATTGAAAAATCAGCAATAGCTATTTTTGATGGCAATAATAATTCATCGGGAATTATTTCTCATAACACAGTAAATGGATCGACTCATTCTTATTCTGTTTATTTAGGATCAAATGGAATAGAGCATATTGGTGGAACATATAAAATTGGGTTAGCTGGAGCCTATACAAATGTAGGAAGTGGAGGCATCATAAGGCAGGGAACAGAAAGTCCGCAGTCATTTAAGTGGGTAAGATCAAGCGAAACCGATATTTTATCACAAATTAAATGTGAGATAACTACAGCATTAGCATATCAAGAATTACTACTGAATGATGGAGGAACAAAATTTAATCAAATTTCTGGTTCTGGAGTAAATACAGCATTAGAAATAGCAAGAGTAAATAATTCACAAACAGGAATATTAGTTTTTCCTGATTCAAGCGCACCGACTGGCCCAACTATAGCAACAAATTCAAGTAGTGCAAATTCCGATTTGAGATTGCAGCCCAAGGGAACTGGATTAGTTTCATTTGGAACAAGGATAGCAAGTTCAGATACTCCAATTACTGGATATATTGAAATAAAAGATTCAACTGGAAACACAAGAAGACTTGCAGTTATTAACTAAAACAATGAACTGGAAAATTACACAAATTAAAACATTAGATAATCCAGAAATTGGAACTATTGTAAACGCATCGTTTTCAGTTTCGGACGGAACATCAACAATTGAAAGCGATACTAATCTACTTCCAGCAAACGCAGAATCATTTGTAGATTTATCAACTGTAACAGAAGAACAAGTTGTTCAATGGGTAAAAGATGCGTTAAATAAAAACAACATTGAAGGAAATAATGCAGAAGTTGAAAAATTTGAAAACCTTGTGAAAATTAAAACAAACACACAACAACCTCAAATCACACCGCTTCCTTGGGGAAATAATTAAAGCATTCATACTATGAGCTATTGCACACCATGCCCACCATGCGACACGAACTTTCCGTTGTTGTGTGAACCACTTGAAACAACTGCCAATGGAAAACGATTGGTGGTAGAAGACTCCGCTGCTTGCCAAAAGACAATTCAAACTCCAGTTGCACAACAGGTCTTAAAGACTGATGGTGCTGGCAATCTGACTTGGACAAACGGAGCTAACAATACTGTTCTTGTAAAAGACTCTACTGGTAAAGTTGAGTTTGCTCAAGTAACCACAGATCAAATTGCTGATGGAACAATTGTAAATGCTGATATTAACGCTGCTGCTGCAATTGCTGGAACTAAGGTTAATCCTAATTTCGGGCTACAAATAGTTAATTCTGGTGGAGCAATAAGTAAAAATACTACAGTAAATGGTTATGTTTCTAATGAAATAAATTCCAATGATGAAGTTGTATTTATTCTTGCTGCAAGCGGAACAACAAATCGTTGTGAAGTAAGAGCGCAAACCGATCATCCAATTTCATTTCTTGTAAACGCACAAGAAAAGGTAGTAATCAATCGTGGATTTACAGATGATGCGGCAGCAGAAGTAAGTATAATGGGATCATCTGGAACGATTGATATTTACAATTCTTTAGTTACTGGGGGTTACAACAATATTGTTCAAGCTGGAGATAAAGCTGTAATTTTTAGTAATGGAACTCAATCTACTGGTAATTTTGTAATTGCTCCTTGGAGAGATTCAACGCTTACAGCAACTGGAATTAGAATGGAGGGATCGACTGGAGACATTGGAATTCACACTTCTAATCCAGCACGACCACTTCATGTAACTGGATTCGTTCGTTTGCAAGGTCTATCTACTTACGCAAACAATGCTGCCGCAATTTCTGGTGGATTGGTTGCTGATGATGTTTACAAAACCTCTACTGGTGAACTTCGTATTGTTGTATAATGCCAGCCGAAGGATCAGTCTTTGATGGATTCACAAGTATCATCGCGCAAGACGCAGATACTCATCCATCGTATTTACCAGAGTCTGTAGTATCGGAGTCGGTAAATAGGACATTCCGAGGTGGCATTAACCGGACAAGGCCAAGCATTCGGAACATTCCGATTATCGCTGGAGACGGGCAAGCCGCGACTATCGTTAACGATATTCTTGGAGGTAGCTTCCAAGGTGCATATCCATATCGTGCGACTAACTATAGGACGAGCGATGGAATGTTGCTATCTGTATCTGGGATTATCTACTTCCTCAAAATCGTAAACAACCGCGCATTTGCCTACAAGATTATCGAAGGTAACGATCCCGGCATGATGCACACATGGTTCGTGCAAGCTGAAGATCGGGCATACATCCAAAACGGATACCAGAATGCGATAGCGTGGGATGGAGTATTAGGAACGCTGACCGCAAGCGAAATCCAAAATGGAGACTACTGCGAGATTGTATCAGTTGGGACTACAAACTTCATGCTGATCGGCGCACCATCCAATACAGTTGGAGTTAAGTTCACAGCAACTGGTGCTGGAGTTGGGACTGGCACAGTTAAACTTCCTGCTTATCGTTTGAATCCCTACCTCGCCAAGATGCCAATTGGGACTGTAATGGAATACGCTTTCGGAAGAGTCTTTGTTTCTGATAGGTTCAATCAAATCTACGCATCAGATATTATTTATGGCGGTGGGTTTACTGATACCAAGAATACTGAGAACTTCACAGAGATTGGATACTGGGCAGAAGGTGGTGCGTTCTCTACTCCAGCGATGATGGGGAATATCACTGGCATGAAAGTAATGCCACAGATTGGAACTAACCTTCGTGGGCAGGGCGAGCTTGTGATCCTAACTGGCAATGGCGCGTTCTCTATGGATGTCTCTATCCCAAGAGCGCAATGGAATACATCAAACATTCAACGCATCTCGCTATTGGGACGTGGGTGTACCTCCCCATACTTGGGATTGGCAAACTCTGAGCTTTGGTTTAGATCACACGATGGTTGGGCATTCTATTCCAATAGCCAATCTGAATTTGCGCGATACTTCTCACTTCGTAAACTTTCAAGGGAAGTAAACAAATGGGTGCAGAACGATACGCCGTGGTTAAAGCAATTCGCTTCTACGATGTTTTTCGACAACTACATCATTAGCACGGTAGCTCCACAGACCTATCGCGCAGCAGGGGTAGAAGGATTGAATCGTTATCATAGAGGAATGGTTGTTCTTGACCTTGACCAATCCTCTTCTCCTGCACCTGACGCACAGCTTTCTTTTCGCTGGAATGGCATCTGGACGGGCTTTAGACCAACGCAACTACTCACAGCACTAATTGCTGCTGAAAAGCGTGGGTTTGGATTCTCGTTTGATAAAGACAATAAGAATCGACTTTACGAGTTCACTACCGCACAAGGTGACGATTACGGCCCAAATGGAACGAGGCAGATTGATTCCTTCTTTACGACTGGTAGATATGACTTCAACCGCAGTGGGGCTACCAATAAGTTCCTTCGCAAAAAGATCACTGGTGGAGAAATGTGGATGAGCGAGATTAAAGGTGTAGTAGATAGTTATGTCGATTACAGAGCAGATTCCAATCCATGCTGGTCTGAACTCAAGGTTCCAACATCCTATGGATGCAACCCATGCTCACCTAAAGTAACAGAGTGTGTACCACAGAAGAATGGTAATCGCTATAAACGCTACAAGTTTAACACTCCTGATCCAAGTGAATGTAATGATCTCGCTGGTATTCCATCGGTAGAAGGAAGCGAGTTTCAGATTAAAGTTAATCTTACTGGGGCAGCTACTGTTGATCGGGTAAGACTGATGGCAAACATCAAGAACAACGATGATTCTCCAGTTGGTGACTGCCCAGAAGAAAATGAGGAATGCGAACCATTTTTGTGTTGCCAAGAGAAATATTGGGGCTACAATATCGTCAATTAAACGCTATGGACAATCAAGATTCATCTCCTGCACTTACATTTCCAAATGTTCCAGATGACTTCTGTCCTGCTGGAAACTGGCAGAATGTATTTCAAGTATTCATTGATGAAGTTCTATCTAATGGGACTATCAATGTTCCGGGTCTTGGTGATGTAACACCACAGCAGGTTGCTCAAATTAATCAAACGCTTGCTGACCAGCAGACTCAGATTTCAGCAAACACAACAAACATTGCCAATCTTACTACGCAGGTAAATGCAATCCCAGTTGTTAAAGTAAGATATGGAACGCTAACGGGAATATCCTCTGGAGATACAACATCTATTGGGGTTACATTCAGTTCTGCATTACCATCTGCTATTTACGGAATCTCATTGACTCCTATCTATGGTTCTGGAACACCTCTAACAACACCACTTTACACAATTATCACCCAAAATACAGCAGGATTTACAGTACGGGTTGATAACAATATCGCAGAAATTACGAGCTTGAACTGGATGGCGGTTCATACCTCACAACCATAGCCATAGAAAACCAAACATATGACACCACTAAAAGGAACAGACCCAAGACTCGTTAGCGGAGGTGCACCAACTCGCGGAAAAATCGGAACGCCTATGGGTAACAACAACCCACCTAACACTGGTACTAACCCATACTCCAGCGCACCACTTCCTAAATCTGGAAAACCAGTAGGCTCGAAATAATTATCGGAAACGATAATCCCTATGGCTGATACCCTCGAAGAGATGGTAGAGCTAGTGAAGGGTTTTGTCGGTGATTCTGGGACTTGTTCATACGAGCGCGGAGTCAAGGCAGTAAACCAAGCACGGCGACTACTCTGGAATAAGAGA